CGTTTAATCCTCGTTGGCAACGAGGCACAATATCTTATCTGTCACACCCGCATATTTTAGAGAGGATATTGCAATCGCGTTTTGCAACCTGCGGTGGGGCTACCACACAGTTTATCCTCTTTTTGGTGCGCCGCCGAGGAATTGCACCCCGTTCCCCTGGTTAAGAGCCAGGTGTTCATCTGCTAAAACTTGCAGCGCGTCTATGGAGTCGATGGTTGGAATCGAACCAACGTGGATGGTTTTGCAGACCACCGCCAATCCCCTTGGCTACATCGACGTAATGGCGCTCTCGACGGGTAACGATCCCGCTTCATTCCTGATTGACAATCAGGCGTCTATCCTACAGACTCCAAGAGCATTATTCTTTTTGTGCGTCCTTCGCTTCCTTTTCCATTCGCTGAATCTTATCAAGTTCCTTGGGTGTCCATCGCGGCTCGTTCCCAGTCTTATTGGGTTTGCACATTGGGCAACTACGGCGTTTGCGGCGATAGATTCTTCCCATAGACTCCTCGTGGTTCTCGCCCCTGGAATTGAACCAGGCTCATGAGTTGTGCATTGGGAGGCCTCCCGCACAACGGCAGCCGACCTGCGGCTCGAAAATCGACGGGGGTTCCCGATTCAACATCGGCCCCCTTACCCCTAGCATCTCAAAAGACTTCGGGACTATATGGTGGGTGTGCAAGGAATCGAACCTTGTTGATGGCTAGACCGGGTTACAGCCGGCCCCTTCACCCATGTTAGGCTCCACACCCATATGTTCTACTGAATTGGCCCCGCCCTAGGGAATCGAACCCCACTGTGATACAGACCGCGAAATCTGACCACTGATCCCACAATCGGGCGGGAAAAAATAAAGGGTAAGTTAATCAGCCTTGAGGCCTTTGCTGAGTGGGCCGCGCTTCCCATGTCTGGACTTACTTTAGTGGCCAGACTACCTTACCACGACAATCTAAAATGGAACAGGACGGTGGAATTTCACCCTTCTTTTGGCTATTCGGTGTTAACCCCTAGCAGCCTCAACCATTGCATCAGGCTCAAGGCCTCTTAGCGCCGGTCCGCCCCGCTGTGCCTTCTTGCGAAGGACTTAAACTGCACGACGGTATGCTCGCCTGATACATCAGAGTTATGTTTCCACAACCCATTGGGACTCGCACCCAATCCAACCGTCAGTTCTGCTCCTGGTGTTCTGAGGAGACTTAAAATCAAAGGGTGCCTTGCTCCTCAGTTATTCCCCGGCAGGGAGGAGTCCACGAAAATTGCCGGGCCAGATGTTCCCATGTAGCACCCTTGGGGAACCCACGAATCACGTTGCACCTGGGAAGATTTCACGTTCGTACCAACTTCTTTGGACTGTACCAGTACACTGGCGCGGGGGGTTGACCCGCCATCCGTTGGTATTTCCGATGCAACTCTCTGCTCACGGTGTCCTGGTGAGACTTAATTTTGCATTGGGTCAATTATTTTATGTCGCTGACCGCCTTGCAATTATGACGACAATCTCTCTGCTCCTGGTGTTCTGAGGAGTCTTAAAATCTTGGCGGTCTTTTTTTGAGAGGCCGCCAATCCTCTGTTCCGTAGACTACAGGGTACCCGAATTGAGTACGGTCTGCCGCGTTGACTTTGCCAACCTCGCGTCTACTGTTATAAGTCTATCATAACCACAGAAAATGTCAAGAACTATTTTCGTATCTAAGTCGTTGATTTTATTCAACTTACAAAAATAGTTGGTACACCCGCTTGGAATCAAACCAAGTCAAGGCACTGATCTAGTGCGACGGGCTTATAAGGCCCCTCTGCCTATCAAGGCACGGGTGCAAAATGGAGCCCACCCCAGGGTTTCCCCCGTTATGCTAGCCAGGTGGGCGTAATCTCTATGAGGGGAATGCTACTAACTCCGCATTCCTTTACGCTCTACGGTGTCTCAGTAAGTGTAGAGCCTCACAAATCTTGGTGCCGTTGAGGAGACTCGAACTCCTAAGCACTACGTTCTAAGCGTAGTAGGTATGCCAATTCCCTTCACAACGGCGTATATGGTCGCTTCGGATGGAGTCAAACCATCGTGGTACGCCTTATGAAAGCGTCCAGGCAATCGTACCGCGAAGCGTATTTGGTTGCGGGCACTGGAATTGCACCAATGACCTCGGGTTATGAGCCCAAGAGGAGAACTATCCCCATCCACCCGCTATAATTCTTGGTGCCTCTGAGAGGACTCGAACCTCCACTGAGTAGGCTCTCGACCTACCGACTCTGCCAATTGGTCTACAGAGGCGTAAATTCACTCAATGCTAACGGAAATTTCTTACAGAACTTTCGTGACTTATTTCCGGCTTCAATCGCAATCGCAGTCAACTTCCAATCAAGGTCCGGTTCGTGCCACACTGAAACCGCGAGTCCTTTACGTTCGGCTTTCACTGCCAACTTTCGTAATTCATGTTCGTCTTTGACGGACAGAAATCCAAGAAAGTTTGATCGCTCCTGCCATGCACTATTCAGTGTCGGAAACTCCCTAGCGAATTGTTGCGCGGCATGGATGCTTTGGACTGCCTGATATCCAGGTGCCAAATCCCGCCGGGTCACAATATAGAGTTTGTCTCCTCGTTTCATCATAATACTTATGGCGCGACCTCGGTGACTTGAACACCGTCGACCAGTTCTTCAAACTGGCGTTCTACCAGTTAAACTAAGGTCGCATAATGGCTCCGGTCCCAGGGATCGAACCTGGCTCGTTCCTGATTAACAGTCAGGCGCCCTCACCCTGAGGGCTAGACCGGAATAAAAATCAATTCCAACTTACTAATATCGAGCATCCCTTCGTGTACCTCTGCGTGGCAGTTACCACACAACAGAATACACTTTTTCGCTTCTTCGCTTATCTTTTCCCAAGACTTGGGGTTCGCTCTTATCGCTCCAAAACCAAACTCTTTCTTTGAAGGATCAAAATGATGTAAGTGTAAGGCTTGATGGCATCTATCGTAGCCGCATACTCTGCATCTTCCTCCGAGACAAGCGACAAGTCTTTTCTTTGAATTGACTCTCCACCTCTTCTGCCGCTCAGATAACTTCGACATCTTTACACTTCGTCATTTTCTTACATACTGGACAATAGTGTGTTCGTCCATAGTACACACTCGATGGTCCTCGGTTGCTAGCATCTAGTGTGCCATACACTCGAAACTCTGTCAAGCACCAGGTGCATTTTACATTGCGCCTTTTTCTGAACTTAACTTTCTGCCACCTGGGATGCTCAAACATATCAACCTAATGGTAGGGGCACCTGGAATCGAACCAAGTCCAACTGGGTCAGAGCCAGTCGTGCAGCCGTTAACACCTTACCCCTGTTCAACCTCAAATGTTTCTTCGTTCGCCCAACGGAATCGACTTCTGATTTCTTCCAAGGCAATCGGCTTGTAATCCGTATGCTCCACACACACGCACACATACCACGGATCGGGAATTTGATTCGCGTGAGTGTGCCCATGCACATTCGCCTTGAATCGTCCCTTGCTATCAGGGTGGACAGGGATGTGTGAAAAAATCATCCGGTCCATCACATGATACGCTCGCACGTCACGAAAATACTTCGTGTAATCCGTCAACTTGAAAATGTCGTGGTTCCCCTTAATAAGAACCTTGTCTCCGTTCAAACGATCCAGGATGGCTAATGCACGGCGATTGATAACTACGTCTCCAAGGTGGTAGACCTTATCAGTCGGGCGCACCACTTCATTCCACCGCTTCACCATTTCTTCGTCCATGTCAGCAACAGCATCCCAGGGGCGAAGTTTACTACCGTCTCCATTGAGAAATCGGCAAATACCTTCGTGGCTGAAATGTGTGTCTGCTGTCACGAAAACGTTCATCATAACCTTATGGTAGGGATACAGGGTGCCGCCCCCTGGACTAGTGGTTCAAAGCCACTCGTGATTCTGTTTCACCATATCCCGATTGGTGCTCCCAGAGAGTATCGATCTCTCTTTTCCTGCTTGAAAGGCAGGCGAACTAGCCAGTATTCGATGGGAGCGTATTTTATGCAAGTGTCCTACCACTTGGACGATAAGCGATGTTCCTTCGCCTACAGGGTCCTCGAACCCCCGATTTCTTGCCTGTATCGGCCGTCGTCCTAACCCCTAGACGATCTCAACTCTGACCTTTAGGAGCGACCCAAAGGAAGCATACTGATCCGGTGCACCGGGGTTTCTGCTTGGCTGAAAGTGGGAGTCGAACCCACATTTACGGCACTATGGTCTAGGTGACAGGACTCGAACCTGCATGGTCTCCGCCCCAAACGGAGTGGTCTGCCATTGACCCACACCTAGTCTTTTTCTTGTGCCGGTCATTTAATCTCACCGAGACGTGAGCACCTTTCGGCTGACCGATCTTCTTGGTGGACCTTCCGGGCTTCGCTCCCGGCGTTCCGCATTGCGAATGCGGTGTTTTCCTGAATAAACTAAAGGCCCTTCAACTCAACTTCCACAACATCGTACCACGGTGCTCGCCACACTTTGGGTGACTTTGCTTCCGGGTCAAACGGACTGTCAAATGGATGGTTCCACTGACTGCCAAACTGGTACGCATACCCGCTGGCTTGCTTCTCAAAGGCATCGGCGGCTTCCTTGGTCAAGAAGGCACCCACATACCTTGGAACTCCTTCGTCACGCCATGAGTCAAACGCTACAACCACATACACATACACATACTTAGTCATAATAAACCTTACTTATGGTGGACCCATTCGGTACTGCCCCGAACCTTCCGCAGTGCAAGTGCGGTGTGCCCCTATCAACACCTTGGGCCCATGTATCATCCTGTAAAGATTGGAGGATTGCTCTTGCCCGTGAGGGATCATCTTTGCCAGCAACCTTTACAGAATATCAATCGATAGCAGTTTCCCCGTTGCTCACAGCCCACGTCTCAGGTGGGTGCTATCATGCTTCGTGCCAATCTTCTATGATTGGCTTTGGGGTGACCAACGAGACTTGCACTCGTTTTGCTGGTGCCACAAACCAGCGCATTACTGCTTATGCTATGGTCACAATCGTTCCTCAGTATTTCTCTGAGGATATGGAGCCGGTTGCTGGACTTGCACCAGCCTAATCCGCCTTACAAGAGCGGCAATCAACTATCTGACTCAAACCGGCGTTAAGTGAGTACCGTATTCCAATACAAGTAATCTGACCAGTTTTCTGGTGTCTTACGCAACCCGATTGTCACGGTGACAACCTGTGCCCAGACTGGCTGCTTCGGCTTCTTGAGCAACTTCATTTTCGCTTGCTCAGGTGTTCTGCCTTCCTTGCGGGAGTTACAGGACACACATGCCGTCGCAATGTTTTCCCACGTTTTCTTTCCCCCTTGGGCGACTGGTACAACGTGGTCAAACGTCAACTCTTCCGATTCAAACGTCTCACCGCAATACTGACACTTGAAACCATCGCGGGTGAAGATGTTCAATCGCGTAAACTTCACAGGTGCGCGTCTCTTGATACGCACTGGGAGCAACATTCTGAGTACCGAAGGAATCTTCATTGAAAACGAAATCGAGTGAATCTCTTCTTCGTGTTCCTCAAGCACCTCAACCTTACCCTGCCAGAGGAGCGTGATCCCACGCTGCCACCCAACGACCTGGAGGGGTTCATACGTGTTGTTGAGTAAGAGAGTCATTGCTTGCATGATATTTCCTCTTCGTTACTTTCTACTAGCACATGGCAGAGGGTGCAGGAGTCGAACCCGCTCTTGCTGTTTTGGAGACAGTCGTGCCACCGTGTACACTCACCCTCTATGTGTATGGTACGCCGGGTAGGATTTGCACCTACATATGCCCACTCATCGGGTGGGTGCCTTGCTAGTTAGGCTACCAGCGTGTAATTCTAATATGGTGGAGCCTGCGGGTACCGCCCCCGCCTTTCCGACATGCCATGCCGGGGTAATCCTAATATACGAAGGCCCCTTCAAAACAGGCGGTGGATATAGCGTCTAGATGCCTAATCACATTGGGCACGTGACCTCCCAAGAGGCTTTCAGTCACGACTACTAATCTCAACACCGCCGTTGCTCTATAAAACGGGCCGCATGACCTTTTCCAACTGGGTAGTCAATCCTGCTGGCTGCTGACTAGGCAGAGGGTCTACGACCACTGCTCAAAAATTCTTTCCCCACAAACAAAAAAAGCGGGGGATTTCTCCCTCGCTTCGTCTACTGCTTCCCGGTCACCCGGGAGATGGGTGAATGGGACTTAATCTTTCATGCCTCCGAATTGAATAGTGGCGGATGCTGGCCACGCCATATAATTCACAGGCTGTGGGCATTCGAGGCTATTCAGTTTTGTATCGAGGCTATGTGAACTACGCATTGGGTTCCTGTTGGTTCTGTTCCGACTGTTCTCAAGATTGTAACACAAAATTCTACGCTTGTCAAGCACTATTTAGCAAACTTTTTCTTTTCTCTGTCTGGAGACTAATTTCACTTCTTTTTCAAGGACTTCCTCGGCTGCCAGTGAACCATTCCACTTCAAATCATAATTTCCACTGAGGAAGTATACAAGTGTGTAGGTCCAAGATTTCGCCAAGGTGTTCCAAGAAAAACTCTCAACGATGAACTTGATATCATCGCCGCCTTCCCAAAGACTCCAATCCACTTTGTCGCCTGGATAAAAGAGAGGGTCGGGGATCGTAATAATGTCTGTCTCCGTGTTATAATCTTTCATGCTATTATCCTATCATAATGAAATGGCTTTGTCAAGAACTATTTTTCTTTGAGAACTTTCCCAACGAAATCATCCACTAAGGACCGCATTCTGGCTTGGGCAACTGGTTTTGCCAACGAATAACTTCCGTGGCGGTCAGTTAAGGCTTCCAGGTCTTTGAGAAGTTGTATGGATGCCTTGTCCTGTTTGCTCATTCACTTATTTATGAAGTAGCAAGAAACGCAAAAACCTTTCCCTTTGATAAATCCATCGTTGGGGAGTCGCCCTTGTGAATCACCTTACCAGTCACACGATCATACACGTCATAATGATACAGGTCATTGACCACGTTCATTACGACCTGACGATCACCGTCTCGCCAATACCACAACCCTGCCGGCATGATAAATCGTTGCATGTTAGATGCCCATATCCTTCCGGCAGACAGGTCCAATCCCAAAGGCACGGCTCACTTCATCCGTTAACTGCTTGCGACAATGACCGCACTGCCCGATCTCTTTTCCAAACCGTTTCAGGGCTTCAATTGGGTCCTTGGCAATCTCAGTATAAATTCTGTTGCGTTCATTCTTATCTCGAACGGAAATCTTATTGTCTCCGCTCACCTGAGAGAGGAATACGAACCCATTCCACTTACCCTTATTCGGAGTACGCACTTGGTAAAACTTCAACACTGAATCCTGTGGGTCAACAATCGCATAATACCCCTGAGCAATCTTGACGGTCTGCACCGGGGCACTTGGACGGCGATACGGAATCCATTCGCGTTTCATCCAAGGGAGCCCGATTAACCACTGAATCGTGGAGGTGATCGTCTGCTTAGTCAGTACGGGCAGCGAGGACAATAACTGGGTGCGCTGATCCTCGGTCAATTCCTTACCCTTCACCAACGCATGAAAAAACTGTACCTGCTTATCGGTCGGGGCATTCGGTGACTTTTGCGCCTGGGGAACAGGGGCAACAATAGGCTTTGGCTGTTCCGCCAGTTTTTGCTGCGCCTGGACTTCGCGGAGGTGACGTTCTAAGACTTCGCTCAACATGTTATTTCCACCTCCGTCTTTCATCCCAGTGAACAATCACAAAGATGATGGTGGGAAGAATCCACAACACCAGGGCAGCGGCGGCCGCCAAACCAAAAAATTGACTGAGACTCATCGTTCACTCCCTTGTGGTTATCCACTGACACTATAAGTCTATCATAGTGCGGCAAAAAGTCAAGGGGATTTCTGAACATTAGAGAATTTTAATGTGTACAATTTTGTACACTGGGGAGGGAGTCCTAACCTACGGATATCAGGCTATTGACCCGTCTCCGACCCGTTTTGCCCCTTTTTAGGGCTAGTTCCTGGCATCACCTCAACATCAGGGAAATAATGGATAATCTCTTCCGAGTAGTCCAGGTGTCCGATAGGAGGGTATTGGCGGTAGAGCCGTTCGCACAGCATACAGACCCCCTCGGTAATCTCACCGAATCCCTTAGAGCACCACTGGTGGTGCATCTTGGTATCCTTGTCTGTTACGCTCCCCTTTTCCACAGCAACCCCTCCACCACTTCATCAAGTGTACGGTACATCTTGATCCCAAATCGCTTACATAGAATATCCACGTTTCCCTTACGCCAAAAACCTTGAGGGCAGCACACCAGGCACTTCTGCGGAATAATACCCACCATCAATCCCAATTCCATGAGGGTAATAGGCGACTGACTACCAGGGGCAAAATAGAATACAGCATAATCCGCGTACTCCAAGGCGTCCAATTCCCAATTCACTTGTTCGTTGAATTGAGGATTGTCAATGCTCTGTTCCCAGGACGAATCCCACGCTTCTCGGCGAGGATTGAAGATACACAGGTTCGTTTCCTTCAACTGGTTAACAACCCATCGCTGCCAATCCATTGAATTACCCATATCAATGGTGCCAGCGAGGAATACTTGCGTTTCATTCATGGGTCTGTGCCCCCATGAGGCGGGTGGTCGTATCTCAATCATTCTGTCGATCCTTTCGGTTTTTCGTCGCCCTCAATGGTTTTCTTGAAATAGAGTTTCGCGGCGGAATGGTAAATCACCACACCCTCAGGTTTCATGAATCCCGGTGAGACTACGCTGCCGTTCGTCTTAAGAGAATTCAGACAATCCTGAATGATGGTTTGGTTGAAGATACCTTGAAATAACACAGGCACCACATGGCAACACTTTGGGCGCACAGCATCGTCGGTCCAGGTATGTGTGTTGAATAGGGAGAAACGCTTTTCCTTGAGGTCATAGCGTCTCTGGATACCCGCACCCCACCACTCACCATAATGACGACCAATCCCAAGACCTGGAATCAATTCGTCCTTGTGCTCAAGCACCCAACGACCGAATCCAAAGTTATCCTCTAAGATACCTTCCGGTGTCAAAAGCCAACGTGAACGACTGCCAGCAAATAACTGTCCATCCTCAGTAATGAGGATTTGAGCATTGGTGCCGTCAATCTTTTCTGTGACGGTACACTCGCGGGAGAGTCGGGCAATCTTGGCAAAGGTTTCAAATTCAGGCGTAATCATTTCTTCCGTCCCTTACCTTTAAGGTGAATCAATTCACGATTCTTTCTGGTTGCTATCTTCGCACACAATGCCTGAGTGAGACCCTTCTCTAACTCTATGTTGTGCGCTTTCAGGAACTTTACATCACCTTCCAGTTTCATGACCTGGGCATCAGCGATACGCTTCTCACCTATGTAGAATTCAAGTTTCTCCATCGTCTCTCGTAAATGGACGACCACTAGTGCCTTTTCCGCTGTTCGCTCAGTAATCACCCCGCTCAAATCCTCTGCAAGTTTCTGGAGAGTCGCAATTCTCGTCTCCTGTTCCTTCATCTTCGGGGTCAACTCTTGCCTGATAGCGGCATGAAGTGTGGTCCGGGCATCGTCCATTGCCGCGACCGTCATATCCAACGTCCGTATCTGACTTAATGCTTCTTGATACTTACTGAACCATCGGCTCCTGGTGGACAATGACTCAAGGGTGTCCTTTGTCAATCTGGATACATACCCCAGGAGAAGGTCCGATTTCTCTGAGACCCAATCCTTAAGTGAGGCGCCAATGACAAACGCTATCAACATCAATCCCAAAAATCCTAACAATCCCATGTTACTTCCCCCTTATACTCCGAATGATTTCTCTTACAATCCACATGAGAACCAAACAAGACGCGAATCCTGCAAAGGACAACGCAATTGTTGATTCGTCAAAGGTAAACATTATACGTTCGCGTTTTCAATCTGCTCGGCGAGTAACACTGCCTTATCAAGTGGACCACTGTAGACCCGAGTCATATCACTGACTGACATGGGGTCGATACCTGTAACCTTATAGACGATCAACCTCCACTCAGGAATCGCACCGACATGCTGCTCAGACTTCACTTCCAGAATGTAATACCACTCAATGTCGCCGTGCAATTCATGTCCCTGTTCCATTTCGTATCCGTGCGGGTCCTCTGCCATGACAAAGGACACGACCTTACCGATGCGGCCGTGCTTCCACTCAGGCTTATAAGCACCTGCGATAAGCGGAATCATCGCGGTCGGATATCCGTCACAATGATGGTAGAGGGGTGAACGATTCTTTCGCTTTGTTGACGCCCTGTTCCTTGATTTTCACTTGACAACGTGTAGACATGATGTTCCTTATCCTGCATTGAAAGACGCAAGAATGACACGCTTGCGCTTGTAGTTTGTGGTGCCGATCAATAATACAGCAACGTCACTCGGGTCTGTCGCCCACATGTGGGACACTGATTAAGTATAAATTCATGATACGAGTCTCACTATCAGAAGGTACGTCAACTGGTGCAACAACTGATCTAATCCCAAAAGCCACCAATACTTTTCAGAATTCGTAGGGGACAGTTCAAAATACTTGGTGAGTTTCACCTTTCCCCAGTCAATGTGGTAGTGCGCGAAAAAATCCAATGCGCCAAGAGCCCATGACAGTCCGAGGGGTATCCCACAGAGCACTAAGACCAATGACGTTCCGACCCAATGCAGCCAGGAATGTACAAGACCACCTCGGTGTCCATAGGTGCCCTTGTTCAGATACATGAAGGGCGTTTGAAGCAAAAAGTCAATAATGAAATGCTTCAACAATAGCCCGAGGATCATGTATTCAATCAATGTCATTTGAAGTACCGTTGGATCAATTCAGAATCTTCTGGGCGTGAGTTTTTACGGAGAGATTCACTCATGCCCTGCGCCTTCCACTTCCCATCTTCCTTGAAACAAAACCCCGCGCTGACAACCACCGTTCTGAGATGGTTTACCGCTCCATTATGATTGATACACTCAGGAAACAGAATCGGCGACTCCTCACCCTGATTGTCAATAACAATAACGTACTTCATGGTTATTTCGTGACCTCGTACGGCTTATCCCACTGACCGATGTTCACGTTCACATACCAACCCACATCAAAATAATCCGATTGGATATCGGAGCGATCATGGTTCCCGACATTCAATGCGGTGATGGCTTTTTCAAGGACTTCCAGGGCTTTCCCAGTGAAGTGTTCCTTGTACCAATAAACATTGACATTGATAGACTTCTGCTTTTCAATGGCATGATTGCCCGAGTACCGCGGGTTCAGTGCGGCGACTTCAAAGGCGTTCGTGAGGAAGTCAATGGGACCAGATTTGATATTCAGATTGATTGAGGAGTGATGATGGACACTGATCGTGTACTTGATACCGGTACCGGCCAAGGCTTTTTTGACACCTTCGGCTAACTGCTTTTTTCTATCTTGACTCATAAATGCCATAACATACTCCCTTGTTAGACTCTCCACTGACACTATAAGTCTACCATATCCGGTGGGTTTGTCAAGGGGTCATTTGGCGGGGTTTGTACATTATTGTACAAGTGTGTCAAAAATCACACACGCATTTCAATGCCTGGGGGAAAGGACTCAACCCCACATTCATGTAGGCTATAACCGAGGCGCATGGAAAAGAAAATCACAAGAAGTAGTGAAAGAATGATACCGGTGACACTGATCCAACGACGGTCAGCGATAATCATGCTATACATACCGACGATCACCGCAATAAACAGCACAGTGTAGAACATACCCATTATGATGCGATGCCTTCCTTGATTGGCATGATGCCCTTTTCAATCGTTTCAAACTCAACCACCACACACCCAAGGTACGGGTCCTTGGACTTATCATAGGTCGCATAGCGCCGGGTGGCTTCGTATCGCTGCCCAGTGATAGGGTTGAGAAGTAGTGCCGTGAATCGTGAACGCTCCTCACGTATCAATGTGAGGTGCGCCCTGATGTGGTTCAAGGCAACCCAGGTTTTCCCTTTGGGAGTCCAGGTTGGTCGTGAACCTCCGGTGCTGAATAATCCCTGCGGATTACGAATTTTGAAGATTCGCATGTTCCTCAGCATGTTTGGTGGTGGCTTTGCGGGCCCGTGCCTTTAGGTACTTGACCCTCGCAGCGGGTTTCGGCTTTGCCAATGAATCAACAAAAGAGAACAACTTGGTAAAATACTCTGCGGCAGTCATGGTGACGACTTGCGGCTTCGTGTTCGCAAGGTCTCTACGCTCCTGCTTGGTTTGGTGATGGGGCTTCGGTGCCACAGGCGCCTGATGCTGCTTGTCTCTCCACTCCTGCCGTGATGCCTTCTTCTCTGCGCTCAATTTCGTTTTCATGATTTTCCTTTTGGGGTGTAAGTTATCAACACATGTACAGTGCCTTGATATTCACCGATAAGCACCGAATTATTATCTGAATCAATGGCTTCGCAAATATCGCGCTCCATGTCGTAGAGTGACTCGAACCCCACATATTTCTTATTGAATATGATGGTGTGTTTCTTGGAAGTCAGTTCCTTCCAATCATCGCTGCATTGCTGCCTGTCACTCTTCTTGGGCATTATGCACGTTCTTTCTCAGCGGTGTCATACCCGTCCGAGAATCCCTTATCATAGGCTTGCCGGACATTCCCACCACCTCCGCTGTCCTTCGCGGCTTGAATGGCAGTTTCAACCAGGGTTTCAAACTGCTTTTCGGTCATGTGCGTTTTCAGGTACGCCTGCATGATCTCTTCAACCGCAGGGTTCGGATTTGAGATACGAGTGTTTTTCATGCTTGTTCATCCTTTTCGGTGAGAAATTTTTGGAGTTCCTTATCTGACATGACTCGGCGAATGCCTGTATCAGCAGATCGTATAACACCACTCGCTGCCATCAACACAAAGGCTTTGCGTACACGTTCTCTGCGCTCGCGTCTCTCTTTAAGAAATTTTATCATGATACAAGTTTCCATGAGGCACGGTCACTATTAAAATGTTTATGGAAATCCTTTGTTGGAATTTTATCGGAATTCGCCACCGACATGGATCTGGTGAACCGATTACCGTCGTCTATATCCAGGAGATTGACCACACATGATTCTGTCTGTGCAAGAAGGAACACACCACAGAAATGTCTTTGGGTGTCAGTAAATCGCTGCCCAATGTGATAGAATTCCTCTTCTTGCGGTTTTGGCGACCTGAGTTTCTTGTTCTCTTTTTGCAGGTCAGCAATGTGCGTTCTGAGACCCTCATTGGCTCCTTTCAATTCCTTAAAAATTGCTCGGATGCCTTCCAACTTCGCTTCAAATTCATCTTGTAATGTCATAATTCCTCAACGATAAAATTCACATCATTCCTAAGTTCTACCCAACGACAATCACGGCCGTCTAGGGATTGAATCATCAGACTCCCAATGGGCGGAGGTGTAATGGCTTCCACGGCACCCTCAACGATGTTCCATACATTTCCAGACATACCAATGCGGGTCTTACCCTTCATGGTTTTGCCTGTCAATCTTACCTGCTTAGGCATTGTAGAATTTCTCCATTTCGTCGGCTTCCACAACCAACATACGCATATACGCCTGTAGTTTGGGAATCACGAAAATCAATACCAACGTAATCACTGCCATGTATCCTAACAATTCCATAATGCTCCTGTGTTACTGCCTACTTTAATTATAGCAGAACCCAGGAAAGAGTCAAGCCGAAAGAGAGGCAAAATCGCTTTTAATGTGTACATTTCTGTACACTGTATCATTTTTGATACACTATTTGGTGTCTTTGAGGGCTCCGTTGAGTTTTGAAGCAACGGCTTTCCAGGCGCGTTTTTCTCCCAATGACATAACATTACCATCCATCAAAGACAAGCATTCACAATCCTGCTTGATTTCTTGCACCTGCACCCTAAGGATACGGAGTTTTTCTGCGGCGGTCATGATTTCCCTTTCATTAAAGCGTCAAGCAAGACAATTCTCGCCTGTTGTTTTTCCCATAGTTCCAACATGCGCTCGGCGGCTTTTTGTAACTCTTCCATCGCCACAAGGCACTCACGAATTTTTTCTTCAAGTTCCTTGATTCGGCGTTCTTTAATTTGCAATTGCTCCACTAGGGTCTCTTCGCGTTCACTGGGCATCGGGACGTTCCTTTTCATTTGAGAAAATTTCAAGAAATTGATTGCTGTCAACCTTTGGGTCTGTGAGGATCATAGTGTAATCTTTCCCACGATAGACCCACTGCTTCAAATGCCTCTGTCTGTAGATTTCCGACTCGTAGTATTTCCCTGTTTCATCTTCCAATTCCTTTTCTGTCTCAGCAAACTTCACCAGTCTATTGACAAGGCTTACTGACCAGAAAAATTCTGTAGAATCCTGAATCGGGAGAACTCGCCAATTTTCTTTGTACCCAAAGTAGGTAAAAAGTTCGTGCCGCGCTTTTTGCTCTGCCATCAATAAATCAAACATTAGAAGTTCACTCCTATCATGAGGGACCATAAATCAATCCCACTCGCTGGTCGTGGTGCGCCCGCACTCGGCATCTTCCACAAATCCAGACTCAGGAAATACTCCTTGTCTGTCAATACCGCTCGCGTGTCAATCTCAAAATACGTGCTGAGAGGGCGCGTGAATGGGGTGGGGAGAAACGCATTCGGGCGTTCCAATGTGGTGTATAGCCCGCTGGGGCAGGATTGCCACAGGCTGGTCGCCATCACAAATGGGAGAATCAAACAATCCATAATTACGAAAACTGGGGGAATGTGGGGCCGCTAATCACGGCTTCAAGTTCCTTGATACGCTGTTCTAACGCCTGAATCTTTTCATCCTTCTCACGACTGGTGCGCTCAAGGTGTCTGACATATTGATCGGATTGTTGTTCCTCAGACATGGGACACCGCAATCTCTTCCGCCGGTTCCTCAAAGACCTTTCGGTCTTTCAAAATATCAACATAGGCAACCGCACTAAGATAATGGTCCAACATGCGCTCATAGTTATGGACGCGACTCTGATAGTCCTCGTGATACTCCATCTGCCCTCGCACTGGATATGATGGTCTTTCACCCACATAATGTTGTAGCAATTGAATGGCTCGGTTCCACACTCGGCGACGTTCGGACGCCAGGCGCTTCACCATCAAATCCTCTGCCATAATTGGATTCTGGCGGCAAACTAAAACAATAGCCTGGGCTTCCTCCAGGCGTCTCACGACATTCTGTGAATGATGGTTTGGGTGTTTCGTTTCCATGATTTACCTCTCTGAGTATGATATTACAGTAAACCCGGCGGTGAAGGAGAAGGGTCCCACTTGTTCACCGTCATCAAACAATCTCACGAATTCTTTGGCTAAATCCGGTAACATGGTGGTGAGCGTGTGCGTCGGAAGCACCACATCAATGGATTCGCTTCCCACGTCCACACGATCCGCTTCTGGAAAGTGCTGGCGCACAGCCAGAGCAATCGGACACCAATAGGGGTCGTTGGGGTGTCCCTCAGCGATACGCTCTTGCGAGACTTCAATAATCTTTTGCATCAAAACACCTGTATTCCCTGTTGCTGGTGCATCTTCTCTCGAATCTGATCGCGTAATTTTATAGTCCGTTCCATCAGACAGGTCATATCTTTACAGTCGGCCGTCACGGAATCAAATCCCTCTACCAACTTTATCCAGCGGTCTTTGTCCATCGGCTGGGCACCCCTGGATGCCAGGGCAAGGTCCAATCCCATCACGACACCTGCGACATAGGCGGCGCGTTCATTCTCGGTAATGGAGTCTGTCACCTGGGGCGCTCTCCACTTCTGAATCGCGTTTGTTAACCCGTAGATGCAGAGTCCCAACACGGCGCCTAAAATTATCGCAAGAAGCGCAAACGAAATCTGTTCACGTAATTTCCATCCACTCATGTTAATCCTTGTACACCAGGACAGGTCCGTAGACCTCCTGGACAATAGGCACCGGTGGTTGGGGTGGGGGAATCGGAGGTGCCATGCTTCCGATCATCAACGCAAAACTCACGGCTTTCATCACTAAGAGAATCGTCGTAAAATCCATGTTATACCTTCTTCTTGAGACACTTAGCAAGCCAATCGATGCACCGCTTGCAATGAACCTTCCAGCGAGCATTAAATCCTCGTAACTCTCGCTTGCATCGATAACACTTAAAGGGCTCAATCATAATCCGTTCCAATGAATGTTGCCCCAGGAGGTCGGATCGTTCACGTCACCGCGGGGGAAATTCTTTGCTGGGGCTTTCCACGAAGCCGACTTCCAAATAACTCCTTTATAATCCACAAACGAATGACAGGATCGGCTGCCATGACTTATCGTAAAGACTCGGATATACTTTGATCCTGCTTTGAACTGAACATCCCACAATGGGTCTCCGCCCATTTTTTGATAATCCATCAGCAGGTGCCTGCGGTAATCCAAGAGGCACAGCACCAGTCGCGCATCCACCTTCGGAGACTTGGCACCCACCGGCACATCATAAATTTGCGTACTCATAACCCAGGGTACTTTTCGTCTACAAAATCAGCCACAAGGTCTTTCGCCTTTGTGAGTAAATTGATCGCCTCCGTGAGCCGTACATCACACCCTAAATCTTCCACCGTATGAATCGCGTCACGAATGTCAAGTTCCGCCAGTGTCATACGGTCCACAAAACAACGCCGGGGCATCGGATTACCGTAAGAATCGTTCATCGTGTCCTCACAAAAGGCGCCGGAAGGGGAAGGTTGGACTGCACCACTTTACATTTCGTCCATTGTTCCGATTGCGAAGTCATAACCCGTTCATGCTTGTCCGTATCAATGACACGGAAGGAACTTGTTGACAATCCCACAGAGATATCGTGCATCGTGTTCGTGTGAAAGCGAAAGACTTCACCATCACGGAGGTCTGTGCATTCCATCCACTGCGGGCGTCCAGTATACTCGGCCTCGGTTTGGGCTTCACCGCAACCTACCACGAACAATGCTGTAAGGATTAGGAGACTTCTGGATAACACGTTGGCACTCCAATCTGTTTTCGTAACCATTGACCTGGGCGAACGCACCCTTCACAGGTCTCCAGGCTATTGATATGCTTGGTGTCGTATCCGTAGGCACGACCCACAAGTTGTGCCAAACGATCGGCTTCATCATCCAGCCTCATTACATCAGCCAATTCAAGTTCCTCTTCTTTTGCCCAGGCGCGGACCATGAAATTATCATAGGCAGCAAGGGCGAACAAGGTATTCGGGTGCCTCAATTGCCTCATATACTGTTCATAAGCGTCAATAGACGCGAATTTGACTGGTATACTGTTCACTTTTTGCCTCGCGTATCGTGTCCGACCGCATAGACCATCAGGAACAACAGGAGAAGGAGGGGAATCAAAATAAAGAGCAACATTACTCACACATGCCAGGGTTGACGATTGGGAACGATATACACAGAGAAACGATTCGCGTCTTTCTTCGCAGTGAATCCTCGCGTATAATCATGGCGGGGACCACGGAAGCGGTAACGAATATGATAACCCTTGGGGCACGTCTTACGGAGACGATCCTGGGTTTCTTTAAGCCACATGATGGGGATATTCTTGTAGGTGGCGACCTCAAAACTGCGGGCCCTGAATGAGTCAAGGTTAGTAGGAAGGTCCGTACCGAGCGGGGCAATACCTGTCAAGTCAAGTTGTGTCATGATAATTCCTCTATGGTCCATTCACTTAACGTGACGATCTGTGACTTGTTCGCCCATTCATCACTGCATAGGTGCGTATAGTAACGGTCGCCCAGATAGGACATACTCGGGCGTTTCGTATAGACTTTCCCAGTCTTGGACAAGTTTGACTTTGCGTATGTAACGTACCCATCGCACCGCGGTACCTTGACGGTCCTGGATGGAATGAAAAACATCCCCGAAGGAATATGTCGGATGCGGTAGGTTTTCACGACTACGCTTTCACCACATTGAGCGCCAGCAAGTCTTTGAGCGCCTGGATCAAATCCTTTTGCGCTTCAATCATCGTATCCTGCTTGGCGATCAGGTCTTTAAGAATCAACACTTCTGAGAGTTTCGCGGTATCCATTAGGGTTCTCCTTCTACACTATAAGTCTATCATATCCAGCGGGAAAGTCAAGTGTTATTTTCGCCTGGAATATCAAGCACTTAGGGAGGATTGGGGCGCCTCGGTCGAATGAAAAGCGTATATGCGTCACCCAACCAGGGTGAAAGAAAGGTCAGCCAGCGCCCCACTCCCCAAAATCAGCATCCGTTACTTTCGTCTTGGAGACGCGCCCAGCGTTCGAGGGCCCTGCGTCCTTGTGGTGTATCAGAAAATTCCTGCGGTTCCTGTGTCTCTTCTTCCAGTTGTTCCTGGTGTGTCGTATTCATGGTTTCAACACAATGCCTTTCGCCCTCAGGGCATCCTCGGCGGCCTTCCGCTCAGTCATGATACGGTGCAGCATATACTCGGCACGTGCCTTTGACTCTCTGAGGTGCGTCTCCACCACTTCCCTGGTCAGCGTCACGGCAACCTTCAATGCAGCATCATACCCGTCATAGATTTCACGATTACTGAGGATAGAGGTTGGATTCATTGACGCCGAGGGACAATAGTAGTGCTTGAGGGTGCGGTAGAACGGATGCCACCAGGCAAACTTATACTTCACCACATAGTACCGCTTAAAATACCATCTGACTTTGACGTAGATCATGTTAGTCCGTAATCTCGTAGGGGTCCTGGATGCCGAGCATGACGATTTCATACCCCATCACCAGCAAGCAATCCCGGCTCCACAGATACTCCGTGGCTTCCCTGAACGTTTTGAATGTTTTCACCCCAGGCACCCCGGGTTCGGTGGGCGCCATATACATACCCTTTTCCATCCGATCTTGCAGCACAAAACACGTAAAGTCTATCATGTTATACTCCCTGGTCCTTTGTGGGCTCGACGGCAACATGATCCAAGACGATCCTCAGAGCGAGTTCGTCCTTTGGGGACCATGCGGCCATCCCAATCATATCCTTGAGCACCTTCACCTGGCATTCAAGCGATTGGCATTCGGCGCGAAGTCCGACAATCTCCTGTCGGTTCAACGTGGCATTGCGGACCTCACACATCACGGCTTTGAGGATATCCGTGGCGTGACTGATGGCCTGCATTCTCTTTTGATTCTTTGAGAGTCTCATGTTACCACACTTGTCCATTCGGGTCGCCCTTCGACCAATCGGGTTCGTCGCTGAGGTTATCAAATACTGACACGATGACGCTATGTTCTGCTTGCGGTAGATCGCGGTTCTTTTCGTACATGAGCACCCCATTGACGTGCAACGTGCGCTGGTGAGCATACGCCCAATCCAACAGGTGCGCGACTTGATCCACCTCGGCACCTGAGAGCCCTTGCACAGGCACCCCGCTCAGAGGACCGTCATAGAAATCTCCGTGATCTATCGTGACGTGGACTATCATCTAAAAATACCGTCCTGTTTTATGGTGCAACTCTTCTTCAATAGGCTTAGTGAACCTGAAAATCAGGGTTTCAAGTTCTGAGATATCCCGTTGAAGGGCCCGGAGGTCCTCGGGTGCCATCTCTCGGAGATCACGTTTGAACCCCTTGGAATTCCGAGGGAATAGCGCCTGCACCGTCTTAAGGTTGAGAACCGCGGCGTAAAATGCTGGGGTCTTTGTCATGCGTTCACCAAAAAGTCTTTCAGGTACTTGGATCGTGCTGGATGCCGCAGTTTTCGTAAGGCTTTCTGATAAATTTGACGGATACGCTCTGGACCAACATCAAATACCACGCTCGTTTCTGCTAAGGTATGGGCGTCGATGACCCCAATCCCAAACAGATACCGCACGACTTTTTCCTCTCGCGGCGTCAGGGTTTCCAGCGTCGATTCAATACACTGCTTGAGGTCAATCTGTCGGATACCGCCATCATAGGTGGGATGGGGTGCATAGGTCGGATGCTGGACTGTACCGAGATCAGCAATCGCCACGACCCCCAACCGAGGAGAGGGTCGCCCCTTCTTTCCAAACAACAACCCTCGCTGATACCGCGACTCAAGGTTGTGAGTCCAGGCGGGGTCTCGTTCCTCATACTTGTGGGGTTTTCCCATGATTACTTCACTTCTCTTTCAAAGGGTTCTGGACCGACTTGACAGGATAACTCGAACCCCGCAAAGTGGGATGCCTGAACCGTCTCGACCGTCAGTCCAATACGTTGACAGAATTCCTCAAAGGTTTCTTCCATGACTACTTGATCCTCGTAATATGGCTCTGCCACACATACATGCCATCGGTCATCGTATACAACGTCTCGTGCCCCGGGTCAATAGTAATCTTGGCAACTTCACTGATCGCCAGGACCCCACCATTCCGGTATTCGGCCCAATCGCCTATCTTAATAAGAAATTCGTTCACTTGATCCTCACCGCAACCGACGTAATATCCTGCACATACACGTCGCCCATTTCCCCGTTGGGGCAGATCGGCGTCACGACATCACAAAACCAACGGGCATACGGCTTGTTATCATCCGCCTGCCACTTCTTGAGCACATACCAGGTCCACGATCCGGCTCGCCAGACTTCGTAGGCATTCTCTCGCTTGACTGTTTTTGCATAGATGTTTTTCATGAAAACTCCTGTTTTGAACGTTTTGTGATCTCTTCCTGAAACGCCCATATGGCGGTCTCAAGATTGTGGGGCACCGGAATTGAGTTCTTTTCGAGGGTACCCTTCGCCGCGACCAGGTCGGCTAACTCTGCACGAAGGGCTAACTCTTTGAGTAGTCTATCCATGCTTACCGTCCCTTCACTTCCATAGACTTGATATACCCTGACTGATCCACGACCTTGTAGTACCGATGGCCCTTCGCGTCTTGCTTCGTGAAACTCACATTCTGAATCGGGTGCGTACCCATCCCCATCAACTGGCGAATGTCCACGGAACCCTCTGACATGCAGGGCACCGGGTGACTATAATTCGTTCCGCTGCCAATATGCACCAGAGAGAAGAATTTCCAGATTTTGCCATCGCTGTATTCTTTGGACTGTTCATGGCTCAGAATCGTCATGACGACCACATACTCGGCACGGTCGCTCGTTCGCACTCGGTCACCCGCGTGAACGTAGAACTGCTTGAAATCACGATCACATTCCACGATAATGCGGTCCATCATGGCTTTGGATTCTTCGGCGGTCATCATGTTATTTGCTGCGCTTTCGCATCAGACGGGCAATGACGTTGCGGGCGACTTGCTCGCTCTTATAGCCATCGCGGTTATTGGAAGGTGTATTGAAACCCGCATGGCCCATCGTGATAAAGAATCGTCCGGTGGGGGCTTGCTTGACGGCTTCGGGGCACGTCTCACAAAGACCGCGGTTATCAAACGAATCAAGACAGGTGCTATACAAGTAACTGGGTATCATGTTAGGCAGTATTCCGTTCTTCTAAGATGGTGAGGGCTCGATGGGCGACGGTTTTAATCGCTTGAATATCACAGTATTGCAGGGGCCCGACGACGCCCGCAGCATCAATCTGTCTGAGCGCCGCTTGCATTTCGAGAAACGACCTCTCCTCAATGAGACGATAATTCCGTGCGTCAATCCGAATAGTTTTGTGAATCGTTAAGTTCATAATCCTCCTCATTCCCTACACTATAATTGTATCATATCTACCGGGAATGTCAAGTCCTCTAAGTGCTTGATTTAATTAACGATTTCCCAGGCAATCAGTACGGCCGACACGACCATAGCGATATACGTGAGCATATCTCTCTGTTTTTGGGTCATGATTACCGCACGATCCTTTCAAGTTCCATGCACCGCGGGGGCACATTCCACGTCTTTTGGTCATCGGTGCGTACTTGCACCCGGGTTCTGTTAATCTTGACGATCTTTCCACGCAACCCATTGGACAATCTGACTCGCACACCAATCGTGAACCCTGCGCCCACGGCGGCGTTCAACTTGTCCATGCGTTCCTCAGTGCGCCGTTGACGGGCTTGACGAAACATGGGGTGCTGAATGCGGCGACGGTGGCGTGACGAGAGGCCTCCAAGAATGGTGTCCAGAATAGACAGTCCATCCTTCGCGCCTTCATCCACAGAGATAAACCCTCCGCGGTGCGCGGTGATACCGAGTAACGTCTGACAATGGGTCAGGGCCCTGTTGAGTTCCGCGGCCTTCTTGGAGACCTGGGTGCTTGACAATTCGCCATCACAGGTGAGGTTTTCGGGGCTGAGTTCGTTCTCAATGCGTTCGATCCACTGGCGAGCATTCGCTGGGCGGGGCATCGTGAGACCGAAACCGGTCTTATTCCCAAATAATCTGAGGTGTTCGAGTGTTTTTTCAAAATAGTTCATGCTGATTCTCCCTGATGGTGGGCGTAGAGGTACGCAAGACGAACAAGGCGCTTTTGGTCGGCGGTCATGTTCCGATAGGTCGCTCGATCTTCGTCAAGCAACAAGTTTGACAGCCATTCCTTCTCTGGAAATTGGGGGATCAACATGGATTAGGACGCCAGCGACAAGGTAAGGGCTGCCGTAGCGACACAGGCGAACAAAAACCACATGACATTGGATAACGACCGCATGTTACAACCTCCAAAAGTGTGTGAGGGGAATTCCCTCTCATTTCCTACACTATAATTCTATCATATTGCATAGAAAAGTCAAGGGCCTAGGGGTGCTTTACCGCAAAAAAGCGGTTTTTAATGTGTACAATCCTGTACAAACGTACAAAACTGAACTACCGAGATAGGAAAAACGGAGGAAACCGCAGAAAAGCGGTAAGAATGCTACTTATGGGGCAGGACGCGGTGATAGGTATGAATCAATGTGTGACAATCGGCGCAATACCGGTGCACCAAGACCGTATCGTCATGGGGTCCAGGTGTCTTGGCATCCGTCTCAGTGAACCGCAGGTGGTCGCAACGAATCAACATCAGTGATACCTCATGGGCTCGACCACCCAATGGTGCCCGGTGCCTTGTATCTCACTATTATCGTTGAACATCGCCGCATGTTCCTCGGCTTGTGCGAGCGTCAAGTTCTCTGCGCTCCACACAATGGCACCCTCACGGGTTCGGCACACAATTTTGTAGTTCATCTGGTCCCCCTTGCCTCATCAATCACCTGTGACCCTGGATAAGTAAAATACGCTTCCTTCGGTGTCTGATCTATCGCAGAGGCACCCCACGCAATCAGAAACGCCGCCAGAATAATTCCCAATGTTTCAATAATCATATCAATACCTTCGTAGTTTCCATACGACCACACACAGGCATCCGAATGCCCACGCCAATTCACCGAGGATCAACCATTCCAAGGGTGTCATGACAGCAGGGTCCTCGCCAACCCAATGGCATCAATCACGAGAAACCCTGAGTACAACGCCACCAATCCGGTTGAGCCTCTGGAATAGGACGCTGACAACAGGAGGGCGCTGGCAATTTCCCATAACACGTAACAGAGGAGCATCGGTGGAAACGGTGTGGTCGCCGCAATCAACATCGTGGCGCCCAAAGAAATCCCCATACCCAAGGACTCCACTAAGAGCCGCAGCGGATGGGTCGCATAATCTTTCTTAATAAATTCAACGGTGGAGGCAATCATACCCCACCATCCTTCCACAGGTATAACAGCCACCCAACGAGCACCCCGACTAACACACCGACGGCGACGAGGCTCGCAAGCATTCCAATCAACATCCTTCACCTCCCATATCCATCGCTTCACTCAACTTTTCAATGGCTTGCTCCACCAATGCAATACGCTGCATTTTCTTTTTCCCGCCACCCTGTTCATGGATCAAGTCGACCTCTCCGTCCAGCAGGCCCTCCAAGTGACTCAACACAATAGGCAAGTCATAACCATGTTCATAACTCAGTGACCCAATCCCGAACGCTTTCATGATCGTCCCTTCCACGGCGCCAGGATCAACGCGGTAAACACCCAGGTGACTAAGAAGGTCACGATGGGATGGTGCATCACCGCGTAGAGGATGAACAGCCCCGCGATGATCGTTAAGGGTACCGCCAGCATCAAGCACCCCACCCAATTCTGCCATCGCATCTCTCGGAACCCGGGGTTCCAGGTAATCAATACTCGCTGAATAGACTGTAACATCTCACCAGTTCTCCCATAACCATGCTAGCATAATGAGCACCGCCACGCACCCCTGTGCCACCCAAAACCACTGTAACCCTCGACACAGGATACAGGTGCTCTGTGCACCGCAGGGAATAAACACATGCTTCCAGTTAATCATGGTCCAGCGCCTTATGGTTCAATTCCTTACCGCATTCCTGACAGACCTCCCAGTAGTAGAGGCTCCCATAGGATCGGTCATAGTAAGGCAGTTTGTCTATATGTTGGCAGGTGTCCAGTACACCGCGGTTCATGATGCGGATGCGTGACGCATAAAAGTTCTGCATCGTGAAGTCTAACGCGGTAGCATAGAGACCCTGGAAATAGGCGAGGTCGCTCATATCACCAAGCCTTTATCAGGTGCGCTGTGGTCCTCAACGAATTGTGTGTTGCGCACCCTTAGAATGATTTTGTTATCCTCGGTGGCGAAGAACTGGACACCTGCCACCTCTTTGCGTATATCATCGATCTCTGCGGCACTAAACACCTGCTCACCACCTAAGCGATAGAGCAAGCATCCTAAGAACATCCGTTGCAGGTGCTCAGAGAGGTCTGCGGTATTGATTGGGTCCATCATGATCCTTTCAGGGTCGCACCACGGACCCCCTGTTTTTGAGGAGTCTGGGTGCCTTGGTAAATTCTGTATCCAATGGCTACAGAAATTGATATTCCGGTAACTATCCTATTTCCTACTGATCGGTAGCCTACCGACTTGACTGCGGTATCTTCTATTCCGGTAGATCACTGGAATAGTCAGTTTTACAGGGCACATAGCCTCTGTTGGCACGTAGGTTCATAATTCGTCGTTGCGCCCTTTGTCGGTCAATTGTGACCCTTAGGGTGAAGGTTTTGAACGGTCCTCTGACTGTATACCATTCCAACTCCCAATTAGTTACCGGAGTAGTGGTATCAATCATTGTCATGGTTCCAGGCCTTCCAGAACCGTTTGGCTTCATCAGGCGTCAATGACAATTTTTGTCCCTCAATCCAGGTGAGGTGCAACCCTCGTTCATCAAGGCCCACTACTTCCGTTTCTTGGAGAATAAGAAGATACTCGGTGCACACAAAAAATTTAGGGTGTCCGTCGGGCTTGACGTTGACATAATGTGATCGGTACATGATTAGTCCCTCCTGTGTTTATCGCAGCACTGATTCATCGGGTCCTCTTAAATCCTGGTCCCGTGTCAATAATGCCATCACACCGATGGGGCACACGTTTCTTAGGTATGGGTGTCTCCTCGTAGGTACACAGGCCCGTCGCATGGTGGGCAAGTTCCGTGGCGCGAAAGGTAATCAAATCCTTATCAGCATCCGTCTTGACTAATTGTGTCAAGATATCAAGTTGTGCCAGCAGGCGTGTCTTGGAGCCTGGGGTGAGTCTTAGTCCCATCCTGGCCCCCATGATTGACGGTCCAGGGTACGCTGATATCCTGCGGCAATCGCAATAATAAGGCGCTTGACGGCGGCTTCCTGATCCTGGGTCAACGGCGTGATGCCGAGGCATTCCTTAATGGCACGGTTGAGCCACGCGGCATCGTCATGTTCTTTCTTATCAAACTGGATCATGATTTGTCCCTCGTATGTTTACCGCATCCTGTTGTATCCAGGGTCCAGGTGCGCTGTCGGTTCACTTGCATCTTCGCATCAATCAGATCATGCAGGTCATAGCCCATACGGTCAGACAAACGATAGAGCACAATCATGATATCGGCGATTTCTGTGGCGGCTTTGGGACTCGTATCGGAGACGGAGAGTTCACGGAGCAATTCTGCCATTTCTTCATTGGCGCGTATGGCGACACGGAGATTGGACTTGGTGTTGCCAAACGTCTTGGAGGCCCAGGTGGAAATGGTGGTTTGTGTTTCGGCGTATTCGTTCGCCTGTTCACGCGCCTTGGCTTTCTGTTGCTTCTTTTCCAGGCGCTTGGCAATTTTCACCACTTCATCATGGAAGGCTTTCATGGTATCCTCTTACAGACAGGTTCAAGATAGGGTCCGGTCATGTGCATATCTTCTTTCAACGCATTGGAGAGCATACGGCCCTCTGCCATACATTCCTTATAGGTGGCATAGTGCATCAGGGTCTCCACCAGCGTACCGCCATCCAGGGTCACAAACAGAATCCAAGGTAACAGGTGCACGACTTATTTCCTAATGTTGAGACACTTTGGCTCAAGGGTGCGATTCACCAGGCGTAATTCCACTTTTGCTGCCATCGCACGAATCGTCCCATCTGAGATACAATCCTCATAGGTTGCATAATGAAACGGTGTTTCTACGGCAAGGTTGCCATCCAAAATGAGAAAGAGCACCCAGGGGAGCATCATCGTTTCACCAAGAGATACAGACTACCCACCGCATAGGCAACCAGCAGGAGCAAGCCAAAGAACACCAAAAGCGCCCCAGTGCGGTACATCATGTAGCACGACAAGACACTGACTGGAACAAAGAGCAATCCGGCTCCCACATAATTATACCACTTCATTTTGTGCCTTTCAGACTGAGATACACGGCAATCAGCCATACGGTAAAGATCGGAAGTAAGAGCGCAATGACCATCAGGTTTTTCGTATCCAGATAACTCATGATCGCTGTGCCGCCAATCGTGTGCGGATTTCCGCGAGGGTGGTCAAGTTTGGTGTAGCGCCATTCAAGAAAATGGTTTGAAGCATACCGGTTTGCTCCTCGGCTTCTGTGACATCCTCACTTAACGACAAATCTGCATTGACTCTGAGCAAACCACGGGCAGACTTCTTCAATCCGTTATCCGTCTTGGGGTCCTTAAAGATTGCTCGGCGTTGTCCATTGACCACACCCGAGGTGGCTTTCATCGCAAACCCATAGGTATCACGGGTCACATACTGATAGGTGAATGAACCAATCCCAAATACGATATTGGTTGACGCAAATCCTTGCTGTTCTAATCGTGCCAGAATATCCTTGGCACGGTCTATCGTGATTGAATCCCCATAGATGCACCCAATATGATCGTCTAATTGCTTATAGCCTTTGCTATTCGTGCGTCCACCGAAGGTTTCCCATAACAATTGAATGGTGCCCTTGTACTCAGGGCTGCCCACAGGTGCCTTCTTATCGCCGCAGATAATATCGGCTGGGTCACCTGAATCAGGACGAATCACGACTTTCCCCTCACGCGCCATGATTTCATCTTTGAGCGCCGGAAGTGTCTCGGTCAGAATCTTAAAATAATCCCAGGTGTCTGACACGATGCTGACAATACCCTTGGAATATACGGTATGGATCAAGCGTCGGAAGGTTTCGAGTTCTCCCGCTTCTCCACCCAAACACATAACAGAGTGTTCGGTGGCAGGCACAGAGCACCCAACTAATTCACGGTCTGAGTTCGCGCCATAGTATTGTTCAAGGTAATCAATGGCAGGGATGGTATCGGTACCACTGAAACTTAACAGGTGGCCCATACCACTCACACAGGCAGATTCAAAACTTGAATGCCCTCTCATGCTGAAATCATGCCCTTGGAATTGGGCAAAGTCAGGCATATCAGAGGTAGCGCGAGCGTAACGATCCAAGAGCACACGATACTGGTGCGCGGTCGTCGCACTGGTCATGGGCATCCAGGTCACTACCGACAGCAGTGTTTCAAGGAAGTTCGGCAACCAATAGAATTCCGGTAATGTTTCTTGGAGCGTAATGAACGGGGTACGCATCGGGCACAACATACCTTCTGCCAATGCCTTAACTCTCAGCGGAAGGAATTGGAGATCATGGAGCGCATAGATATGGTCCATTTGCACAGCATCCTTACCGAGGGCATTATCCAATCGGCGTTTGTATTGCGGGACCACAATCTCACGCGGCTGCATGAAAAAATCATTATTAAATCGCTTCGTGAGATATTCCAACACAAAGTATTGCAATCCAAACACAACAACCTTATCCACTCCCTCAACACGCGACCCTCTCGGCGTCATGTTGGAATAGACACTTGTGGTGCCATCCGGGTACTGGCGTCTGTGGTCAGTCTTGTAGAAATCCGAAAATGTAATTGGGGCAATCGCTGAAATCATCATAACTCCTATTGTGTGAACCGCGCTGACTGATCGTTGACTGCTATGACCTGATCTATAATTCCCTTAAAGACGTTGGGACCCTTGGTAAAGAATCCATGCGTCACATATAGATGGATTTTCTGTGCACCCTGTTTGCGTAATTCTTTTGCCAATTCAATGAAGGTGCGTCCACCATCACAGATATCATCAACAATGACAAATGTTTCATCAATAGGGAAAAGTGTAGGCATGTACACAACGGTGCCTGTGATTTCACCTGTAGAGGTGTCACGAATTTTGCTGGACTCAATCACACCCTTGAGTCTGGAAGTGTTGAGGAGTTGAGCGAGTTTGTGTGTTTTCTTAAGCGCCCCAGCATCAGGACTGACAAGCCAGAAGTTGCCGGACGTGTGAGCATGAATCACTCCATCCATTAAATCCCATTGATTGGACACACGACAATTATGAATAAGCGCGGGGGTTACGTCTGAGTGCGGGTCCATAATATGGACATTTTCAAACGCGAGGGAGTTAATCAGATTGGCAAACACAAACAGGCTGAATGATTCGCCTTTGGCATTGGTACGATCTTGACGGCTGAACGGCACATAATCCATGTAGAGATTGGTAAGTGTCTTGCCGATCCGCTTAGCCGCATCACAGAACAGGAGCAATTCAATTATGTCCTCGTTTTTCTCAAAGACAAATTTTACATCTACATGGGAATAGCCGGGACCGTGGGGAAGGATGTTAACCTGCATTTCCCCAACAGGGAACTTGAAGGTCTTAAATGGGATGTTGGAAGTAATCATGATACAAATAGTCCCTGGGTGAATTCAACCATGCTATAAGTCTATCATAATGGGGAGGGATTGTCAAGCCTTCTAAGTGCTTGATTTATTGAAGATTCTCGTTTAGATGGAAGAGTGCGGTGACGTTCTTTGGTACTGGACCCCTGGCGAATAGCACAACGCCATGCCATAGGAAATCCTCATTGATTGGTGTGTGAATCATGGTTCGGTTGACGACCAACCCCATGCTAATGCCTGTGGTCCACACGTCATCAACAATCAAGACCCGATGTTCACCTGGTACTCTGTAATGCTCAAGAATGGATGCCCAGGCGTCTCCCCCGCGAGGGACAGACACCACACGACCATATGGCGGAAGTATTGGGCGAACAATGCGTCCCAACGAATGCCACTCTTCGGGAGAGATTGCATCACATTCCAATTTGAATTTGGATTTCTTACCGGAAGCAAGAACAAACTCAGCGAATTGAAACAATGGACTCCCATTCCACTCACTCATGATTTCTTCCTGGGTATGAAAAAGGTATCAGGTGCCTTGGGTTTCGGACCTCGTGACATCCACGCGGCTGCACTAAACAATCCACCCTCTGACCAATAACTTTCTTTGAGCGTACCCTTAAAGAATACTTCTTCTTTAGGTTCTCGCAGGTGCGGGTATTGTTTCAGGAAGCGATTATGTAAAACAGAATCCAAATAGGTCAATCCAAATGCAGCAGTTAGTTGTACATCCACTTTTCGTGCAAAGGGGTCGGCACCTGAGGTCCAGGTATCCCAACTGGCGCGAGGATCAAACTTCGCACGGACGTTTTCATCCAAGAGCGCAGCATCATAGGATACCATGATCGTCTGAGGAATGTTCCCCTCAAAGTGAAGGTGAATTTCCTTCTGTTGGTGTTGAATCCGCCCATTCTCATGTACGAAATAACAATTGGCGATCATTATTCCTTACACATGCTGGGTGAGAATCCTGATCCGAAAATCTTAGTGAGGTACAATCGTGTCTTGGTATCATCCACCGTATTATATTCAAATCCTCCCTTGGTGCGCTCATTGATCGTCACCCACTCTTTGTACATCGCACAGGTCTTAGCCACAACATCTGATTGCTGTGAGGGTTCAGGTGCTTTGCTTGGAGTGACTACAGGAGCATTGAGGGACTTGGTATGTTCAAGGGTGCCAGAAGAATAGGAAGGGACCACAGAGAGCGCAGGACCAGCCACGGGTACACACCCCATGATATTTTTGTTTGTGTACATGGTCGTGCCGTCCATCTGTGTACAGGCAAGCATATTGCTTTGTCCGAACGCATAAGTGAATGCGGTAATCAAAAACATCACAGTAAACAATGTCATCAAAATAGATTTCATCATGACCTCCGGTTAATAATGGAACGGTGGTAGGGATGCCAACCCCTACAACGTTCACCTGAAACAAATTTAACTATGCGATAGACCTCCAGGATGTTGCAACATTCCCTTCAACGATCTAGGGGGATTTTACCCTCCCACACACGCTTGCTAGTTGTATAGGTTACGTGTGATTCGTTCCTCATACACCCCACACCAGAGTTTGTATGATCGACGGCACTATTCAATTTCAGACTACTTGTTCTTTCGCAGGTGCAACTACTCAGCCTTACCCTCGCAAGAAGGGGACTTCGGCCACACCGTTCCGTTTTCCTTTCCTAGTCGTGTTCGTATTCTTCTGTGGTGATTTCATGGCTTCTGGTGCTCTAATAAACGATATTCGTATTGATCGGCCATCTCTGAAACGATCCATTGTTTATTCAACCTACGCTCAATCGTAGTCAACCACACAAAGGTTTCGTAGACCTCTGTTTTGCTATGCTGAGTGATCTTAGTGTTTTTTATGAGACGCGGAAACAACACAAAGAATCGCTGCCACACATATTCCCCATCATACATGACTAGATCGTGGTGAATCATACAATTGTGTTCCAAATGCCTTTTTGCAGGCGTTGATCCAAAACCACTTTCTCAATTTTCCTTCGGCGCACGTCAAAACCTTCTTTAATCAAATACTCCGACACCATCATGGTATGCTTGTGGGCATCGGTCTCTTTATCAAAATGATTGGTGGCGTAGCAGAATATGAAGTCGCCGAGGAGGGGGTCACCTGCAATGCGGGAGAATGACCATCCATAAGTTTCAATGTAGGAGCGCAAGAAATCTATTCTGTGCATCAAACACTGAACGGTAATGTGGCACTCAAAGGTCATGCTGTCGCTTTCTTCTCTGCCATCTGTTGAGCAATCTTGGCGCGTTCCTTTTTGGACGCCCCAGGTGCCTTATCAAGTTTCGCTAGTCGTGCCTCAAGAGACATGGACGCATGGGCCCTCTGTCTATCCTCTGCCTCTTCGCGTTTACGACGAACCTCTGTTTTGACTTTCGTTGCCATTATTTCCCTTTCAGGGTACTTGTGAATAAATTCCAGGCATAATGCAGACACACAATGAGTCCTGATAGCACCAGCAATCCGAGAACTAGCGTGATGCAGGTTGCTACAAATTGTAGTGCTATCAGTATCATCGTTCAACTCCTAGTTAGGAATTAGCAGCCGTGAGCGGTTCCGCTTGAACTAGTGCATCCCTGTGAACTGGCGCTTCCACCCTGTCCACCATCGCCACCCTGTCCACCGTTACCACCCTGTCCACCGTTACCGCCAAGTCCACCCTGGCCATTACCACCGGCTCCGCCGTTTCCGACTCCGCCGTTTCCACCGCTACCGCCGTTTCCGACTCCGCCGTTTCCATTACCACCGGCTCCCCCATTACCCTGTCCGCCGTTATTGCTACCGGAGACTGACTGAGTGTTCCCGTTGGTGTTGGTTGTGCTGTTCGTGGTTCGTGAACCGGAGTTACCGATACCTTTACCAATTTCATGTCCAGCATACGCGACTGATCCGGCAATCATCCCTGTCTGAATGACTGGACCAACCACACCTGCGACCCAACCTGTGGTTGTGGTCTTTTGTGCTGTCTGAGTCAAGGCAATCATCGGTTCGCAATTGCGATAATCGGTGCTTGTCCAAAACTTCATGAAGGGACTTGTGACTCGGTCACAGACTTCCAACCATGAATAGCGTTCGGTTGGGGCGAGAGCGCCCGTATCAACGCCTGCTCGCAAGCCAATCGTCTGGCCTACTGGCATACCGCGCGGGTCATCTTCAATGACCAGGAAACCCTTGCTACTACAACCCACGGACGCGACAAGCGCCAGGATTACGAGCATTGTTGAAAAAGAACGATTAAACATAAAACCTCCAAAAAGTTAGTAAAAGGACCCAAGACACATTGTACATATACTATATCACAAGGCTTTTGGGTTGTCAAGCACTATTATTTAAGAGCAAGACGGTCGGGGTAATCTATTGATTTTATTGTGGTATATCGGAATGAGCGCCAATCCTGCTTTTCCACGTCAAACACAGTAATGATATGTGGGTCCCGGTCCGGGGTCTCCATCTCGGTAACCTGCATATCTGTAGAATTCTCTACAGGCTTATGCTTGGGGTGCTTCGCCTCAGGAATAAGCGCCAGTTGCTTCGTGCAAATCATCGTGCGCTCGCTGCCATCCTTCTTGGTGAACACCACCTTAACATGTCCCTCATAGAGGTACCCGGTCAACATCTTGACCCCAACATCAATCAAATCAGCATCAATAATCATACCTTCTCCTTTGGTTGTTCTTTTTTCTTTCCAGGATAGAAAATATCCTTGCCCTCGTCATTCTTGAGGACAAACCCGTACTCACTAGCATGGAACCACATAATCTCTTTCAAGAATTGTTCTGCTAATGCCAGTGAGACATGGTTTTCTTTTATCATGACCCCAGTGAATCCCGCATGAGCGACACGGCGAGCATACACAAATGGATCAAGAAAATTGGACGTAAACGGAATTTCAATATGCACTCTCCCACGACGGGCTGAGGAGAGAATGACATGGAAGGCGATACGATCTGCGGGAATGCTTGGATCGCCTGTCAGAGGACCATACTTCTGTGAGTTTTCATCAAAGAAGTAAAATTTGATTGTACCATCGTCATCACGAAAGAATCCGAATCCATCCCACACCTTGGGAATATCTTCATCGTTCGAGAGTGTGGAGACCGGTTGTGATTTCCTCATGACTTCTCTCTCCTGAACAATCCTTTGATCCACACAACGAATCGTGAGATTGCCATGACGACAATTGAGAGCCCATAGATCACCCCTGTGAAGGCGGTAATCAGAACTGCCATCACCATAAAGAGTATGAAGGCAGAGATTGCACAGGCAATGATAAGGGGCAACAGAAGCATTGCAGCAATCACCATCAGGATCACCATAAGAACTTCAACAAGGGTTATCATAGAGGCTCCTTACTTAAGAGAAATAGGTCCGGCTTGCTTCGTCTCAAAGGCAGACTCAGTATCCGCACTAGTGACGATGCCATACTTATTCATGTCAATCTTCGGGAACCCGAGGATTGCAAGCACAAACCCGCGGGGCATTTGTTTGTAGTAGACTTCGTAAATCTGCTTCTTGTCAATCAAGGTCTTTTGGTTTGCCTCAAAGTCATTACGATTGGCTTCAATGAGAGACTGAATCTTGGTATAGACTTTGGCATCAACCTGCGGGTTCTGTTCCTGAATCCAGGTGAACATCGCCTTAGCGCCATCCTTCCCATATCTCCCTTGAATGGCTGAATCATAAACTTTCTTCAATCCATCAATGTACATATCAGGCACTTGTGCCACTTCTTTAAGTGAATTGAACATCTTGGTATAGTTGTTCTTATTCTGATCGTACTGTGCGGTGATAGTGGTCTCCATCTGCACGGCGGTGTTATAATAGCCGAGGATGGTGAGGACCACGGTTAACACGATCACACCGAGGACTCCTGCCACTCCAATACCTGCTAACAAAAACTTATTCATGACAACTCCTATTCTTCGTCAAACACGTCTTGTGTGTAAAACACATAAGACAATCCGGTTGAAATCAAAATTCCAACCACTAACAAAATCCACATGACCGTCTCAGAGGGCTCCATTCCTGCCATCAGGTACTTATAGTCCTCCATGTTCATACGGACGAATCCGCGCTTGATCTGTTCATCCAGCATCGCTATGATGGCATCACGTTTATCAAGACTACCGATCTCTAACAGTGCATCGCGCACCTCCACTTTGAGTAATTCAGAATGCGACCATGATATCACACGCGCCCAATTGATTGTGTGTCCATCCGTTGATCCCACGATAATAATGAGGTCATTCTTTTTGCCACCGAGCCATGCGTTTTGGAGCGCATGGGAAAAGGACTCGCTCTCTTTTGTCACCACAAACACAATGTTGACTTTCTTTTCCACACCGAGCGCCGCATTGAGCACCTGGAGTTTAGTATTCCACTCAGCGGCAGACTCAATAGGGTCGACATGCACAAGACGGTCGACATAATGATAATCATAGACACTCAAGGGATAGGTAGGAATAGCGTACTGGGTGCCTTCCTCAGTCTTATTGAGAAGTGACCAGGGATTGGCTTTGATATAGTTGGTGAATGAATGTGTCAGGGCTGTGGGGTCTCCCATGCGTACCGCGGTCCATCGTGGAGGCTCTGAGGTACCCTGTCGGTCGATACGATCAATCTCAAAGGATTCTTTGGCAGTCGTATAGACATACCACGATATATCATAGAGGTGTTCGTAGCAGGTATCACAGTGAACGGTGGAGCAATTCTTTCCGCAACTCACAGGTCGGCAGCGGCAAGGATAGGAATGGGAACAGGAGACTCGTTGGTAGTCTTTACTTTCCACCTGAGCATTCCAGATTTCCGTATCAGAAGTTGATTGATAGCGAGCCATGAAGTACCCGCTGGTCATGAGGATAGCGACCACAGCAATTTGAATGAGAAATTCCTTCCAAGTGATCTGATAGCGACCACCTTGAAAGACGGAGAGAATATAGAAGCACAGACCCACGAATAGTGGGATAAAGAGTAGTGCTAGCAAACCCATGTCAACGGTCCTCCATCACGAATGGTATAAGTCTAACACAGCAGGGTGGGGTTGTCAAGCACTAAATAGGGCAGGAGGCACTATGAACTGGCAATATAAAGGCATTGATTTTATTGATCCGGCCGGATACTTTGGCTTTATCTACCGGATTACGTGCATACCTACCGGAAAAATGTATATCGGTAGGAAACTATTCACCAAAGCCAAGATCAAAGCGGTAACCAAAACGAACAAGCGTAAGAAGAAACTCAGGGTCGCTAATGACTGGGAAAACTATTACGGGTCCAGTGCGGACCTCCTGGAAGATATCAAGACGCTGGGTAAGGATCAATTCAAGCGTGAAATCCTCCACCTCACAACCATGCGCGGGGAAACGAACTACCTTGAGGCACTGGAAATCCTCACCTCGGGTGCCCTGCTCTCGGACAACTACTACAATAAGTGGGTGAGTCTCAAGTTACACAAGTCAAGCCTTGCTCACCTATCTTCGTCGCCCCAATCCTCAGCATCGTCTGCACCAGAAATTCCTGGCATATCCTCATAACTTGATTGTGTTTCATCGCTCAACTCTTCTCCACAGAATGGGCAGAACAATGGCGTCCCATCCATTTCATCATACTTGAGCGATACTCGGCGATTGCAACTCGGACAATCTTGTGAAAAATTCATCGTGTCTCCTCCGTTTGTTCTACTGCATTTCTCCATGCACTCATGGCATACCCGTGTTCATCTGCTTGACCACAACCACACGCCCACTCCGGTCGACTTAAGGCTGGGCAACCCACCTGGTGCCCGAAGGCAGCAACCAACATCTTGCCTGCCTCTATCAACGCACGTTCATTCTTGGTCATTAGCAAGTCTCACTAGCGTCTCAGCGTGACAACGCTTTGGGGTGCACCAACAGGCGAGGTTTTTTCCCACCAGTGGCATCAGCCATTGCGGGTCCACTGTGAGGCGCCACGTAGCATATTTCTCGTAGAGATTGCAGACCCGTTGACGTTCCGCCTCAGTGTGATTCTGAGGGATGAAGGGATTACCCCACTCGGTCCCCCGATCCACCCTCACATACTGGACACCTGACATGATGTTACGCAAACTCAGAATCTTTGGCATGTTAAGGTGCCTGCTCAATTGGGCGACCCCCAGTGCTTCGGGCACTTGGATTGCCAAACACTCTCACTGCATAATACACAATCTTAGCACGAACCCACCACATACCATCCTCACGAACAATGCGATAGAGTTCTCTATCAGCCAAAATACGCCACACATTTTTGTCTAAGTGTCCCTCTCGTATCAATTGATAGAGGGCATCATGCACGATTGAACCACGCATGAAATTCTTGGTGTCAATGGTCGGGCCTGATGGGCCGTCCCACGCATACCCTTCCTTGATAATTAGTCCTCCATCCTCACTAAGCCACAAAAAATTCGTTTCAATTTCATGAGGGACAAACGGATAAGTTAGCGGGAGTTGGTGAACATAATCAAGGAGCAACTGATACTTATACCCTGATTGATAATTGATATAGGACTTCATTTGGTATTCTCCTCGGTGGGAATGTGTGGTATTTCTAACTTCACAGCATCCTCTTGAGGCACGGACATGACTTCACACCCACTCACCTCATAGCCACGCCGATCAAGAAATTCCTTAACACTGTGGCATTCCTCAAGTGTGTAGGGACCAACCTCAACAGGCCACTCCCGCCACGTCACAATGATGAAAAGAAAATAGGCAACTTGTAACATTATATCTGGCAGACTCCGCTCGGGCATTCCATCACGGCCTCTGTCCCTGTAGTGTGGGTTTCCTTAAATCGTTTCTTGGCTTCTTTCAAAGGGATTGCACTCAATGGGGGTTCTTGTACCTCCCCAGTCTTAGGGTCCACATATCCTCGGGTCGCTTCTCGGTAGAATGTGGTGCCCTTGAGGTGCGGAAGGTACTCAAGCCACAACTTTTCCATGTCCTCAATGGGATAGTCGTGCGGAAGGTTGATGGTCTTAGAGACCGCATTGTCCACATGCTTCTGAATGATGCGCTGGACCTCGAGGTGATCGCGCACAGTCAAATCATGCGACCCAATAAAGTGGCTGACATCTTTCTTTTCCAACATGAACTTTTCAAACAACGGATGGAACACCAACTCGGTCTTACGTTTATCCATCTCCCAATAACGGCGCTCATAGGCAGGGGCGAACATCGGCTCAATCCCCGAACTGCAATTATCAGAGAGGATGCTCACGGTGCCTGTTGGTGCCTGAGTGAGGATCGCACAATTACGAATCCCATGCTCCATCACTAATGACTTGATCTTGTGCGGCATACGCTTCATAAATCCCGACTCAACATGCTTCAATGGGTGGCACAGTGGGAACGCGCCCTTTTCAACTGCCAATAACACACTTGATTCATAGGCAATCTTGCTGATAAATCGGTATAACTTCTCAATGAATTTGTTACCCTCTTCTGATCCATAACGGTGTCCTAATAGCGCCAGGGTATCAGCGAGGGCGGTCGTGCCTAGTCCAATGCGCCTGAGGTCATTGGACTTGATCTTCATGGCAGCAAGGGGGAAGTGATTCACGGATAACGCATTATCCAAGAAACGTACAGCAAGACGAATGGTATCGGCGAGCATCGCCCAATGAATATCACCATTGATTACAAATCGGCTGAGCACCACATGACCAAGGCAACACGGCTCCATTGCGGCTAATGCCAATTCACCACATGGGTTTGTGGTCACCAGGTTCTCAATGTAGTAGATGTTACTTTCGTGCTCCACCAATTCCCAATTCAGGAACCCTGGCTCGGCTGAGTTGTACGCATTCTTGACGATGGTATCCCATAGCGTTCGTGCCTTCACCTGCTTCTTGTATTTGCCTTTCCAATGGCATTCAATCTCTCCATCTTCCTTCACGGCTTTGATAAAGGCTTTGGTGTGGCGGGAGCGAACTGATACGTTAGCATGGGTGAGTTCACCTTTAGTAAGTTTCGCACTAAGGAATTCTTCAATGTCAGGGTGAGAGAGGTCGAGCGAGAACATAAGTGCCACGCGGCGCTGGCCCCCGTTGCGTACTGGCTGGGCACAGGCATCAATGAGCCGCATAAGTTCCACCGCGCCTGGGGCGGCACCCCGTTGTGAACCAATGGACGCGCCTCTGGGTCGTACATCTGAGAAATCGTCTCCACACCCACCTCCTGTCATACTGGTGACAATCATATCATACGCAGACTGCCCCCATCCTTCTTTGCTGTCTTTAATGGGATTCAACACAAAACAATTGAGTAATTGAGGATTCGTGCGCCCTGAGTTATACCAGATACGTCCACCTGGAACAAACAAATTGCTTGAGAGCACCTTGTAGAACCGATCCAGGTACATCTTTTGTTTATCGGGGGTCTCAGCGGTTGCCATCTGATGGGCAACACGCGAGCAGGCTTCTTGCCAGGTTTCTTCTGGAGTAAACGCATAGCGATCTTGAAAAATCTTTAGCGAAAACCCCGAAGGGTTGTATTCTGGAGCATCCATTGTAGAGGTTCCTATTTCTTTGTAAGTTGTAATTCTTCCCACGCCGTGACTGCCACTGGACAGATAGGGCGGATTAACTCAAGCATCGCAACGGCATAAACCCGAATCTCATATTGAGCATGGGAGTGAGTCCTGAGCCCAAGGAAATGGAAGAGGTTGTGCAAGTTCACTGTACCGAACATCTGACTATATGTAGCCACGGGTAG